AAACATAATCAATCTGTAGATAGTAATTATGTTTTAACACCAGAGTTATTTAAAGACTTAATTATAATCGATAGTACTAAAAAAATCCTAGAAAGTCAACCTAACCCAACAACAGTTAGAGCTAAATTAAAAGTACAAAATGCTGATGCTGAAAGGGATGATTATAGTAGGGCTGAGTTTCTTTTTAATGAAATCGGTGGTGAGAATATACCTGAAGAAAGTAATATAATAGTATATGATTTTAGTTTTGCTAAGACAGAGTTAAATGACGTTGAAAAGAAATTGACAACCAAACAAGATGATTTAAAAACAGATGTTGGAGATGAAGTAAAAACTTTAATTAATGATAAATATCAATTAGATACTAGTATTGAATATATAGTTAAAACTATGACAACTCATGTTGATATATTTATGGAATTAATTAAAAAAACAGTTCTAGATGTAAATCAGAATAAAGCTAAAAGGGTTAAAGAATTTAATAAATATAAATTTCAAATAGACCAAGAAGAAAATACTAGTACTGATGATGAAAGCGCAACTGAACCACATATCTTTCCATTTCCTAGATTTGATAAGGATAAAGAAGAAGCTTGGATAGGTAATGAATTGCCTAACATACCAGAAGTTAAATTAGTTGAAGATTTATTAGATGGTTTTTTAAAAGTAGCTGAATCTGATAGATTGTTATCTTCTAAATTAAATTCAGGTGGTGCTAACTGGTATCCGGTTAGTATTTTTGATACACCAGTATTTGGGGCTAAAAATCCATTCGAGGATTTAACTAAAGCTCAAAACCATGTAGATGTTTTCAAAAAAGTAATTGATAGAGCTTTTACATTTTTACATTTTTCAAATGGAAAGGTAAGTGAAGATGATATGAACGCTATGGCAATAGCTGAAGGTAAAGCGGTGTATGATTACAGTGCAGAAGTTATACTTAATTTACTTAACTCTTCACCGGGTGCAACTACAGAAGAAAAGGTTGAAAATTTATATGGTGAATTAAATAAAAAAAATAGTAACTATGGTACAGCTAATACTATAGATATTGGTGGTGTAACAGTTAATAAATTTCAAACAAAGGAAAGTATTATAACAGAAACCATTACATCAGGTACTAGACAATTAGGGAGATATATCCCGGGTATTCAAACTGAAGATACTGATATTGAATATTTAAAAATAATCGATGTTAACACATATCTTACAAATAGTGTTAGTTACCCTAAATTAACATCTGATATTAAAGGTAATGTTCAATATAAACCTTGGTCTGATAAAGATGTGAGTAGTTTGACTAGAATAGTTAGTGATTCATTACTTTCTGAAAAAATACTTCCAGAAGATGGTGAGGAAAGTGGTCAAAAACCAGCTAAATATAAATCAATAGGTGGTAAATATAAAACACAAGAGTTTTTCCAAAATAAGTTATTTGATAGGTCTGAGGTTATGGACACTGATTTATTCTTTTGGGGTGAACATGATACTGGGATATATTATAATAATAATGCTTTATTTGGTGTTTTACCAGATGATATTGAGAATGTTAAAGATAATACAACTTATCCCGGTAGGTCAATTGATGGTGAAGATACTGGTGGTTTCGTAAATAGAAAAAATATTATAAATAAAAGAAGTAAAACTTCGGTAATTAATAAACCATATATAACATTTCAATCTAAAAATAGTGGTTCTGGTTCGTATAATCCAGTTGATTATAGTTTATTTGGGTCTGAATTATATTTTAGACAATTAGATAATTTAAAAAATGATTCTATAACAGCTGATAAAAAATTAGATGTAGCTAATAAAGCTAGAGCTTTATTATTTTTACATACATTACCATTTGATGGGTTAATGGGTAATAAGGGTTATGGTCTCATGGATAATACCATAGATAAACCTCTTATTAGTAGAGGTGGTTATCATACTATTGGTAAATTAAAAAGGGCTTTATTTAATAAAAGAGGTGGTTTTGTTAAAGTACCTAATTCATGGTTATTGATGATTGGTGGTTTACTGTGGAGAACAAAACAAGCTTCTATAAGTGGTGACCCAATAAGATATTATAATGGAAGTAGACTTAATGATAAAGCTAAATATTTTATACACGATGTAGTGAATGATAAATTACCAAGAGCCTCAGATTATTTGAAATTTATGGATAGTGGAAATGATTTAGTTGATTCAATGGTATTTTCTTCTGGTGAACCTTCATTAGTAAATAGTGAAAATAAATATACTGAAATTGAAGATATATTTAAGAATTTACCAAATTCGGTTAAAGAAGAATTCATTAGAAATTTTGATAATTGGACTAATAATGAGTGGAATATAATAAGGGGAAATTATGAAATTGACCCAATAGATTATGATGTAACCGATACTACTTCATTAACCGAAGCGGAATATGATACTGCTATAATAAATAGAACTAATGATTTTGAGGTAGTTAAAACAAAGACTACTCAGGAAGAAATTAAAGATTATTTAACAACTGATAGGGGTTATAGAAATTTAGATATTATTAAAAAAATGTTACCTAATCTTAAAAAACAAACAAACGATGATGGTAGGAATAATAAATTAAATCTAGGTGAAAAACCTAATTTTGATATCTTATATGTCAACACTAAAGATGATGGTGAAGATAAGATAAAAAGTATGATTGAAGAAATTATTAAACCTAAAATTGTTTGTAACTCTACATGGAGAATCTGGGGTGATGATATAGAAGCAACTGGTATTTATACTAAAGAAATTACTTCATTTGATGGGTTTATGAAAGATTATATGGGTAAATTTTTAGAAGCGTTAGAAAGTATAATATCTTCTGAGGGTGAAACAGCTAAAAAAGAAGCACTGGCACAAAAAGCCTTTGGTACTATTGATAGTGATGTTATTAAATTAAACATATACCGAACTTTAAAATCAATCAATGATAAATGGGTTGGTGGTACCAATGTTAAAGAAAATAATGGAAACGCTTATTTGTGTGGTAATGGTAATGGTGATTTATTTGATACTTTTAGGTTTATAGATAAATCATTTAAATTTATTGGTAAAGATTTCTTAATTAACCCATTATCTTTATTATCAGCAATAAGGGATGATTATAATCAAAGTTTTTATGATTTTATAACTAGAATGTTAGTTGATAATAATTTTGATTTTGTAGCGTTACCAAACTTTGTTGATTTTTCAAAACCAAGTGTAATGCAAGAAATGTTTACACCTAAAACTTATACTGATTATGGTCTTAATGGTTCAACTCAAGGCCCATCATTTGTATGTATTTATGTTGGTGATAAATCTAAACACCTTGATTTAAAAGGTGATTACCCAGATGATGGTATAATATTCGATGTCAACGCTAAAACTTATAATGATGAATTTGATGGTTCTGGTATGACTGTACCAGTTTTCGCTGTTAATTTCGGTCAAGAAAATCAAAGTATATTTAAAGATATTGAATTAGACCAATCCCAATTTAGTGAAACAGATGAATCATTACAAATAATTGATGATTTATCATATCAAGGTGATAAAAAAACTAGAACCCCGGCTGGACAAAATTTATTTAATGTTTTCTCTACTAGGTCTTATCAAACTAAGATACAAGCTATGGGTAATGCTATGATTCAACCTATGATGTACTTCCAATTAAATAATGTACCAATGTTTAGAGGTGGTTATTTAATAACCAGAGTTGACCACCATATTAAACCAAACCATATGACAACTAATTTTACTGGTGTTAGGGTTAGTAAAATTAAAACACCTCTAATTAAAGAGAATGATTTATATATGAACTTAGTGGGTAGTTTAAGTGATGTTGATGTAACAGATGTTACAGTAAGTAACATTAAATTAAGTAGTAAAAATGCATTAGAAGCTGGTAATGAAGATTTAACATCAGATGTTAGGGATAAATTAGACTTTAAAAGCCCGGTTGATACTGCTAATATAACTATAACTAGTATGTTTGCTGCCACTAAAGGTCGTAAACATGCACATACAGGTATTGATATTCGTGGTAACGCTGATAAACCTAATAGTTATGGTGGAACTAAAGTATTAGCGACTAAAAATAGTGCTGTGGCATCGGTACGACTTAACTTAAATGGTTATGGTTTATATGTTGTGTTAGAACACCCGGTAATTATCGATGATGGTAATGAACCTAAAAGTAGATATTATTATACTACGTATGGTCACTTATCTGAATTATCTCAACAAGTTTTAACCGCTTTGAAAGATAAATTAGAGATTGCTGCTGAAGTTACAAGTATAACTGATTTAGGTGCTTATACTACTGATTTAATAGCTGGTATAAATATTAAAATTAATATTAAAGAACGTCATGAAATTGGTACTATGGGTGGTAATTCTGAGTTTGGCCCAATTCTTAATGATAATGAAAAATATAATTGTGCTGGTCATTCAGATGGTACACACTTACATTATGAAATCAGGGAAAGACAATCAAGTACTAGATTAGCTGATTTACGAGGATGGAAGGTTAATTCGACAAGAATTAGAAACCCAGAATTATTAATCCCCGATGATAACTTATTATCATATAGTGGTGATATATATAAACCAAAAGAATGGATTGAACCGGGAGAAGATAATACAAGTAGTTAAGATAATTTGTTATTTCCAATTAAATTATGTATCTTTGTGATATGGAAATAATTGGTAACATAGTTTCACATAAAGTAATCGAACACGATTCGAGAATTAAAACGGTTGGTAGCATTGATGATATCATTGATGGTTTACCAACCTTAATTATTGGTTGGGATTACATTAAAAACATATTTCCAGATGTTGATATTTTAGAGAAACAAGTTAATGAGAATGTTTTTTGGACCTACGCTATTAATGAAAAACGTGGTGAACATGAAATAGATGTTGAAACTTTCATTCAACATTGTTATGAGGAATACGTTGATGATGTAGACTATCTTTTTATTGACCCAATTCAATTTAAGTTAACAACTTTAAAGAAAATATTCAAAAAAATACAAACCATTCAAAAACCTATTCCATTCCAAATTAATAAGATGATATACATTTATGGAGATGGTATTATCTTTGGAATTGATTTACATTTATCTGAGTTTTACTTCGGAGTTAAACCTGAAAAAATAAAAACTCGAATCAATTCCCTTTCTGGTGGTCTTTTGCTAGATGAAAAAATACTTATAGAGTATAAAGATTACATCGAAAGACTAAACGATATTAAATACATTCCGTATTTGTATCACGAACTGAATGGATAGAACAATATTATTAGCGTCATTTATTTTCCCAGAAAGATTAGATTGGTTCCTAAATCACTTAGAAACTAAATTTAATATACCAAAGGACAAGGTTTTCATCTTCAAAAATTTGGATGATGAGAGTAAAGTTATCGTTACTTTTAAATTAGTTTTAATTGATGGTAGAAAGATAAACTTAGCTAATAACTTCCCTAATGCATTGATAATCCATAAAAAAGGTATGGCAATCTACACAATCAATGCACTTAACACTTTAATTGAATTTGAAAATGATTTAGATAAAGGTAATGTTATTCACAAAGATTATAAAATAGATTGGAGTAAATATCAGAATAAGATGATACTCACTGACAAAACAAATTTAGTATTTATCAATATAGAGCGTATTTTTTCCTAATTTCTGGATATTTATAAAAAAGCATCGATGCTTTTATATAAACTTAATTGATATGGAAAACAAACCTAAGAAAAAAGAACTGGAAGATTCATTGAATGAATTTCTAGACATAGAACAAGAAGAATGCGTTGGTGAACAATGTATTCTTAAAGGCGATAAAAGCTTAGTAGAAAGAATAAATAAAAAAGTTGTTACCGAAGACGGTAGAGAATTATTATTATAATTATGGCAAATAAAAAACTTAACAAGGAATTACTCAACGAAGAGCTTAAGAAACATAATTTATGTGTTGAGTATACATTTATTGCTCAAGAGAACAATGATAGTTCACTTAGAGAATTTTTAACTAATGAGGAAGATGAAGCTCCATTCCCAGAAGATGAATTTGGTGACACCGCTGATGGTGATAATCCAGATGCTAATGCTGACGATGAAGTAGGCTCTACAGAACCAGAAGATGATTTTGGTGATGAAGCACCAGCTCCAGAAGATGATATGGGTGGTGAGGATGTTACAGGTCTTGATGACCCGATGGCTGAACCAGTTGAAGATGAAGTTGAACTTGATGTTACTGAATTAGTACAAGGAACTGAAGAAGCAAAAGCAAGTGCTGATATGACTAATCAACGTATGGAAGAACTTTTAGGTAAGTTCGGTGAGTTAGAAGCTCAATTAAGTGGTATGGAAGATATTTCAACTAAAATGGAAGACCTAGAACATGAAATTGAGAAGAGAAATCCAACTCCTGATGAAAAACTTGAAATGAGGTCATTTGATTCATATCCTTACAATCTAAAACTTACTGATTACTGGGCTGAAAAAGAAGGTAATTATGATGTATTACCGGACGATGAAAAAGAAGATGGTGGAGAAGAATATGTGTTAACTAAAGATGATATCGACCATGAATATAATGATAAAGATATTAAAGACTCATTTGGGTTCGAAGAAGAAGATATTTAGAAAAAAAACATAAAAATATATATAAAATAATTAAAGAGGGTGGTTTTTCCACCCTTTTTTTGTGTCTCATTATTAACCACTTATAAATTAATTTTAATTTATTTGAACAAAATGTTGTAATCTGCTTTTTTGTGTCATATTTTTGTTGAAATTAATCGTTATAAACTTTACATTTTGCAAACTTTCGTTATATTTATAATAGATTAAAACGCTAAGATAATCGCAAAATAAGATAGCACAAAAACGATAGCACAAATAATATAGTACAAATAAATAAACAAAAACCAAAAAAAGATGGCACAAACAACCAACGACCCAGTAATGGAGGCAATTTTGAAACAGTATGAGTCAAACTCTACTAAATCAACAGGAAAGAAAACGTATGACTTAAAGAATTACTTTTCTACCTACCTACAAGAAGGTGTAAAAACAGGCACCAAAACAATCAGAATTTTACCAGCAGCAGATGGTGGTACACCGTTCAAAGAAATTCATGTTCACACTTACCAAGTTAACGGACAGTGGAAGAAATTCCCATGTTTAAAACACAACTTCGGTAAAGAATGTGCATTCTGCGAAGCAAGAGAAAAATTATTAGCTACTGGAAAAGATAGCGATAAAGAACTTGCTAAAAAATTCGGTTCTCGTAAAATGTATGTTTTAAGAGTAATTGATAGAGACCATGAAGATGATGGAATCAAATTCTGGAGATTCAACCATGATTATAGAAATCAAGGAACATTCGATAAATTAATATCAATCATAAAGCGAAGAGGAAACGTAACAGACCTTGTAACTGGACGTGATATTATCATTGACATGCAAAGAGACCAAATGGGTAAAACCATTATCAGTGGTATCATTGATGCAGACCCATTAGCAGCTTCGGAAGATGCTTCTACTGTTGAAGCGTGGATGGCTGATACTCGTACATGGGAAGATGTATATTCTATTAAAGGATACGACTACCTTGAAATCATCGTTAAAGGTGGTGAACCAACTTGGAGCACAACTGAAAACGGATGGGTTGATAAATTAACCGCTGAAGATACTGACACTAAAGAATTAGCAAGTGAAATTACCATGGGTGATGACGCTGAAAAAGCTAACGCTGAAGTGAAAGTTGAAGTGGAGAAAAAAGTAGTAGCGAAAGAAGTAGTTTCCGATGAGGAAGAAGATGACTTACCATTTTAATTAATGGGTTTTTTACTGTTCAAAAATTAAAGGCTGGGGGTTCCCGGCCTTTATTTTCACTAAAAATAACTTAAAAGTAAAAAAAAATTAATTTATGGCAAAAAAACCAGAAAAGAAAGCTAGGAAACCTTTAGAGGTTAAGAAGTTTGACGTTAAAAGTTTTAAAAAAACAGGTGGATTCGAATCATCTGTAAAAGATAAACCAATTTCATGGATACCATTTTCAGAAGGATATCATGATGCAACTGGATTACCGGGTGTAGCAAAGGGTTATCTAACATTATTCAGAGGTTTTAGTAACACTGGAAAATCAACTGCGGCTTATGAAGCTATGGCAGCGTGTCAAAAAACAGGTATATTACCAGTTTTTATTGATACTGAAAATAACTTCGATTGGAGTCACGCTAAAAATATTGGTGTTGAATATCATGAGGTTGCAGATGAAGAAACTGGTGAAGTAATTAATTATGATGGTGATTTCATATATATTAACAATGATACGTTATTAGAGAAATACGGTAATTATGATTATGCTGAAGCTAAAATGAAAAAAGAATGTAGGATTGAAGCGGTAATCGAAGATGTAGCGGCTTTAGTTGATGAATTATTAAGTAATCAAGCTAATGCTCTTGCTAACGGTGAAGAATTTCCTGAATTATGTTTTATATGGGACTCTATAGGTTCAGTTAACTGTTTCAAATCAGTTAAATCTAATAGTAGTAACAATATGTGGAATGCTGGTGCACTAGAAAGTGCTTTTAAATCTATCATCAACCACAAAATCCCAGCCTCAAGAAAAGAGGGTAAACTTAAGACTAATACATTCGTAGGTATCCAAAAGATATGGTTGGATAGTATGCAAGGTGCTGGTGTTGTGAAACACAAAGGTGGAGAAGCTTTCTTCTATGGAGCAAGAATGATTGTTCATTTAGGTGGTAAAGTATCACATGGTACATCTGCATTACACGCAACTTGTGATGGTGAAAAAACCGTATTCGGTATAGAAGCTAAAATTCAAGTTGAAAAGAACCAAATTAACGGTATAGAACGTGAAGGTAAAATCGCTTCTGGACCACATGGTTTCTTAAATCCTGATAAGAAAAATGATTATGTAAAAGAACATAAGAAATTCTTATTAGAAAAATTAAATTTAACTTCCGGACAAATCGAGATTATCTCAGAAGGACCTTCTGACGATGATGTAAGAGATATGTACGTATCGTAGTTAATAGAATATATTGTTTAACCTTTTAATACAAATGAATGAACAGAAGACCACCAAAAGATGGTGTAAGGATAACAAAGAAGAATGCTCTTCTAATTGACGGTAATGCTTTATTAAAGCTAGGCTACCATGGTGCAAAAAACGAATATAATCATTTCGGACAGCACATTGGTGGTCTATACCAATTCCTTACCATATTAAGAAAGTTACTAGACAATGGTACTTATCACAATGTTTTTGTATTCTGGGATGGCCCACTAAGCGGTAAATTACGTTACAACATTTATAAAGATTATAAATCTAATCGTAATAAAAACTGGATAGATGGCTCACATCCACAAGATGAAGAACTATTAAGACAAAAAGAGAAAATTTGGAATTACCTAGAAGAACTTTGTGTTCGTCAACTGGAAGACCGGGAGATAGAAGGTGATGACTTTTTAGCTTATTTTTGTAAAACTAAGTCAGACGAGTATAATATCACTATTTGTACAATAGATAGGGATATAGCTCAATTAATAAGTGAAGATGTAAAAATTTACTTTTGCGACTTAAAAAGAACAATCACACTTGATAATTATCAAGAACAATTTACTCATCACCCTTCAAACGCTATGTTGATTAAAACAATCGTTGGAGATAATAGTGATGGTATCAAAGGTGTAAAGGGTGTTAAAGAACCAACACTAATCAAACATTTTCCTTATATAACTGAAAGAGAAACTTCCTTAGAGGAAATTATTGAATCAGCTAAAGAAATACAAGCTGAACGAGTGGAAAAGAAATTGAAGCCGTTAAAGGCTATTGAGAACATCATAGAAGGTACAACAGATGGTTGTCAAGGTACAAGACTATACGAGATAAATAAGACGATAGTGGACCTTAAAAACCCTCTTATGACCGAAGATGCAATTGAAATGTTTGAAGCTGTTACAGAATCACCAATGAATACAGAAGCTAGAAGTGTTAAGAATGTTATAGCTTTTATGAAACAAGATGGTTTGGATAGGTTAATCAATGAACATAGATTTGCTGACTATATGCTACCATTTAAAAAAATAATAAATAAAGAGAAAGAGATTTATACCCTCTGGCTTGATTTGAATAAATAACATTACAGATAAATTTAAAAAGATGAGAAACAACAAAATTGAAGAACAAAGATTTGAGTTCCTTTTATACATTAATGGAAACATTATATGCCAAAGGTACTTTCACATTAAAGGTTATAATCCTAAAGCAACTGGTGCGTTAGAATTAAATGACATGTCATATGACTGTGTTAAAATAATCAGAGATGATTTAAAAAAGAAAACCAGAGAATATCTTTGGGGATATTTTAATCCTTACAAAGTGCAAACAGAAGATGATATTAACCATAGAGGTATTTATGAAAAATTAGATGACTTTATGTTCGAAGTTAAAATCGATAAAAAAAGTGTTATTAAGCGTGGTTTCACTGGAAATATATATCCACCAAAAGTGAGATATCAGGTTGATATTAAGGATGTTATTCACGATGTAATAAGTAATATTAGGTTTTACTTAACCAAAGAAAATTATGTGAATAATTATGGTGAAGTAGAAGTTTAATGATATTTATTTAAAAGCAGTTTTGAACTATGAGTAAAAAAGATAAAAGTACGTTAGGATATCTTGGACAACCGTTCCAATTAAAGTTTATAGGTCAATTATTATCGGATGTGAAATACGCAAATTCGATAATAGACCTAATTAAACCAGAATATTTTGATGATGAGAAACTAAGGTTTATGGTTATGTTAATTAAAGACAACCATGACAAATTTGATTCTATACCGGATTTTAATTCGATGGATGGATTATTAAGGGCTCATTCAAATGGTATTCAATTGGACCACAGTTTAAGGTTATTGAGTAAGATAAAAGAATTTGGGTTTAACAATACAGGTCAAGTTCAGGAAGTAGGTAAAACTTTTTTCCAGCAACAAGAAACGATTAAGGTTGCTAGAAAGATTTTACAGATTGCTGAAAGTGGTGATGTTGATAAATACCATGAGTGTGAAGATTTACTGAAACAAGCATTAGAATTCGGTGCTGAGAAAGATGAAGGTACGGATGTATTTGATGATGTAGATGATGTATTATCAGATGATTTTAGAAAACCTATTATGACAGGTATTTCAGGATTGGATATTAGTATGAATGGTGGTTTATCTAAGGGTGAATTAGGGGTTATATTGGCACCATTTGGTGTTGGTAAAACAACTATGATTACTAAGATAGCTAATGAAGCTAAAAATCAAGGTTTTAATGTTCTACAAATATTCTTTGAAGATAACCCGAAAGTAATTAAAAGAAAACACTATTCTTGCTGGTCAAAGATAGGTTTAAATGAATTACAAGATAAGAGGGATGAGGTTAAAGCGGTAGTTGCTCATCAACAAGCTAAACCGGGAATAATCAAACTTAAGAAGTTTCCAAGTGATGGTACTACAATCCCAATGATTAGACAGTACATCAGGAAACAAATAGCACAGGGTTTTAGACCAGATATGGTTTTATTAGATTATATCGATTGTGTTCAACCAAGTAGAACCTTCACTGACCATAACCAAGCCGAAGGAAACATCATGAGACAATTTGAGTCTATGTTAGATGAATTACAAATGGTAGGTTGGACTGCGGTTCAAGGTAATAGAAGTTCAATCGGTGCTGAATTAGTAGAAGCTAACCAAATTGGTGGTTCTATTAAAAGAGGTCAAATCGGTCACTTCATCGTTTCAATTGCTAAGACTTTAATACAAAAAGAGAATGGTACAGCTACGTTAGCTATCCTTAAATCTCGATTTGGTCAAGATGGTCTTATATTTAGACATTGTATATTTGATAATGGTAAAGTTCAAATTGAGACAGATGATATTGATGGTGCCGTTTCATTTACAGAAGCTGATAAAAGAAAAGGTGAAGAAGACCAAGAAAGAATCAATGCTGTTTTGAAAAATGAAATACAAGAGGGTACAACTACTAGAGCTGAACGTTTAGAAGCAGCAAGGAGAGTTGATGCTGAAGAGGCCCCTACTAAATAAAGTTTTAAAAGTAATTAAAATGTTTAAAAAATAAATTTAATGTTAACTAAAGAATTATTGACTAATATGAGTAATAAAACTTATAAGAGAGAAGAAATCTATGCAGATGTGGTAAAGTACTTCAAAGGTGATGAACTGGCTGCTGATGCGTGGATAAATAAATATGCATTAAAAGATTCTGATGGTAATCTATATGAGAGAACCCCGGATGATATGCATAGAAGAATAGCTGGTGAAGTAGCTAGAATAGAGAAAAACTATCCAAATCCATTATCAGAAGATGAGATATATGAAGTAATAAAAGACTTTAAATATATTGTACCACAAGGTGGTCCGATGTCTGGTATAGGGAATAACAAACAAATTGTTTCATTATCGAATTGTTTCGTACTTGGTAACCCATATGATTCATATGGTGCTATTTTAAGGACAGATGAAGAACAAGTACAATTGATGAAGCGAAGAGGTGGTGTAGGACATGATTTATCTCATGTAAGACCTACTGGAAGCGATGTAAAGAACTCAGCACTTACTAGTACTGGTATTGTACCATTTATGGAAAGATACTCTAATACAACTAGAGAAGTAGCACAGGATGGAAGAAGAGGTGCTTTAATGTTATCATGTTCGATAAAACATCCTGATTCAGAAAAATTCATTGATGCTAAATTAGAACAAGGTAAAGTTACAGGTGCTAATGTATCTGTTAAAATAACTGATGATTTTATGGAAGCCGTTAAGAATAATGGTAGTTTTATTCAACAATATCCAGTAGATTCTGATAACCCTACAGTGGTTAAAGGAGTAGACCCAAAAGGTATTTTTAATAAGATTATCCATAACGCATGGAAATCAGCTGAACCGGGTATTTTATTCTGGGATACAATTATTAAAGAATCTATTCCTGATTGTTACGCTGACCAAGGATTTAAAACAGTTTCAACAAACCCTTGTGTAACACCTGATTCTTGGGTTATGACAAATTTAGGACCTAAACAGGTTTATGAATTAATTGGGGAAGATTTTATAGCTATTGTTGATGGTAAAGAATTTACTTGTAATGGTGGATTCTTTTATACTGGGTATAAACCAATATATGAAGTTGAAACTAATAGTGGTTTAAAAATTAAAACAACTGATAATCATGAATATAAAAAGGTTATTAAGAAAAAAAGAGGTGATAAAGAATATGAGTGGGTTGAGTTAAAAGATTTAAACATTGGAGATGATATAAATATTAATAAACATGAAAATATTAATTTTAACGCATCTGATTCATGTAAATATAGTATTATTAATGGTTTAGAAATTGGTTGGCTTATAGGTTCATTAGTGGGTGATGGTTCGTTAGTTAATGAAACAGCTTATTTAAGATATTGGGGTGATGAAAGAAGTGAAATGAAAAAAATAGCTGTTGATTTTATTAAAAATAATATTCATTATAATGAAAATTTAGGTAGTGGTAATGATGAAAATGAAATTATAACAATTAAATCAAATTCACTTGGTAGAATTGCAAATGATTTGAATTTAAATAATGGTAAAAACCTTAATCTAGAAATAGAAAAACAAAGTTCAGATTTTTATTGTGGTTTTATATCTGGGATACTAGATGCTGATGGTTGTGTTTTAGATAACGTTGGAAAGGGTGTTAATGTTAGATTATCATCATCTAACATTAATAATTTAGAAATAATACAAAGAATGTTATTAAGGTTAGGTATAAATTCTACGATAGCTAAAAATAGACGTAACAAGGGAAAAACATTATTACCTGATGGTAAAGGTGGTAGTAAATATTTTGAAACTAAAGCTCAACATGGGTTAATCATATCTAAAGAAAATTTATTAGTTTTTAATGAAAAAATAGGTTTTAAAGATAAAAATAAACAAAATAAATTAAATGATGCTTTAAATAAATTAAATAGAGGTTTATATAAAGAATATTTCATTGATAAGATAAAATCAATAACTTTATTGGGTTATGAAAATGTTTATGATTGTACAATAGATGATGTACATGAATTTGATTGTAATGGTTTAAGTGTGCATAATTGTGGTGAGATTCCGTTATGTCCTTATGATTCATGTAGGTTATTAGCTATAAACCTTTATAGTTATGTAAATAACCCATTTACTGATGAAGCTTCATTTGATTTTGAATTATTTAAGAAACATGTTCAAATAGCTCAAAGAATAATGGATGATATTATTGACCTTGAATTAGAGAAGATTAATTCTATCATAACTAAATTGGATAGTGACCCAGAACCAGAATATATTAAAGTTATTGAAAGAAACTTATGGGTAAATATTAAGAACATGGCTATTAAAGGTCGTAGAACTGGTGTTGGTGTTACAGCTGAAGGTGATATGATTGCTGCATTAGGTTTAACTTATGGTACACCTAAAGCTACTAAATTTTCAGTTGAAGTTCACAAAACATTAGCCATAAATGCTTATAAATCTTCATGTTACTTAGCTAGAGATAGAGGTGCATTCGAAGTATATGATTGGGAGAAAGAGAAGAATAACCCAATGATTAAAAGAATAATAGAAGCTGATGTTGAGTTAGGAGAGTTAATGAAAACATATGGTAGAAGAAATATTGCGTTATTAACGATAGCACCAACGGGTACTGTTTCTTTAATGACACAAACAACTTCTGGTATCGAACCAGTTTTCTTACTATTATATAAACGTAGAAGAAAAGTTAATCCTAATGATAAGGGTGCTACGGTTGATTTTATTGATGAGAATGGTGATTCATGGGAAGAATATCTTGTTGTACACCCTAAATTCCTTAAATGGATGGAGGTTAAAGGATATGATGTAGAAGATGTAAGAAAACGTTCTGAAGAAGAAATTGAAGTATTAATTAAAGAATCACCTTATCATAATGCAACATCGGCTGACGTTGATTGGGTAGAGAAGGTAAATATGCAAGGTGATGTTCAAAAATGGGTTGACCATTCAATTTCCGTAACGGTTAACTTACCAGAAGAAGTAACTGAAGACGTTGTAGCTAAAGTTTATATGGCTGCATGGGAAACAGGTTGTAAAGGTATTACAGTTTATAGAGATGGTTCTCGTTCTGGTGTTCTTATATCTGATAAAGATAAAAAAGAAGATAAATCAGTAGCTGAAATTATTAGAGAGAATAATGCACCAAAAAGACCTAAAAAATTAGATTCTGATATTATCAGATTTCAAAATAACCATGATAAATGGATTGGTTTTGTTGGTAAGGATAAAGAAGGTAACCCGTATGAGATGTTTACAGGTATATTAGATTCATTCCCAGTACCAAACTATGTTGAAAGAGGTTGGATTGTTAAAGAGAAAAATAATGGTGACCCATCAAGATATGATTTTGTTTATGTTGATAAAGACGGTTACGAACAAACTATGAAAGGTCTTAATAGAGCCTTTAATTCAACATTCTGGACGGTAGCTAAATTAATATCAGGTATTTTACGCCATGGTATGCCGTTACCAATATTATATAACCTTGTTGATACACTTGAATTAGGTGATGATGGGATTACAAGTTGGAAAACTGGTGTAAAAAGGATGTTAAAAAAATATATTACAGATGGTACTGAAGTTTCAGGACATAAGTGCCCGGAATGTGGTAATGAGAAGTTAAGGTTCCAAGATGGGTGTGTATCTTGTGACTGTGGGTGGAGTAAGTGTTCATAATTACATTAACATTTTAAAATTTATAAAGCGTTTAGAGAAATCTTAACGCTTTTTTTCGTTTATAACACTATTTATTTTTCAAAATAATATATTATAATATTTATGTATAAAGGAATAAGAATGGCTAAAAAATACATAAATATTAAATACCCCTTTGAGAACAGTGATAAAGGGTTTTTTGTGGACCTAACGGAAACGGATGGGAACGCTATTAAATCTGACCTTATGCACCTTATTTTAACTCAAAAAGGTCAGAGGTTTTACTTACCAGATTTCGGTACTAATTTACTTAAGTTCATTTTTCAACCTAACGATGGTATAACTGCTTCTGATATTAGAGAAGAGATATCAACTGTTGTTGGTAATTATTTACCTAACTTAAAGATAAATAACATTGATATTGAAAATGACGAATCTAGAGAATACACTGCGATTATCAGAATAGATTACACAATAACGGAAGATGTTTTCGAATCAAAAGATTTTGTGACTATAAAAATATAAAATACTATGGCTAAAAAAATTAACTACAATTCTAGGAACTTTGCTGAAATACGTGAAGAATTAATGAATTTCATCAACCAATACTACCCAGAGGTGATGCATGATTATAACGATGCATCTGTAGGTATGATGTTATTAGAACTTAATGCAGCTGTTGGTGATGTTTTGAGTTTCCATACTGATAGAATGTTCCAAGAAACCCAAATTGACTACGCTCAAGAGAATAAATCAGTTTTGGCTATGGCTAGAACCTTCGGTTTAAAAGTACCGGGTAAAAGACCCTCAATAACAATTGTTGATTGGGCTGTAACT